TTACTAAAGATGGTGTAATCACCGAAAGAGAAAATGTTGAAGAGAAGTCGATGTCAGCGGAAGAAATCGCTGAACTTTTTTCACAAGCGTTGAACAAATTTGAAAAGAAAATTGACACATTGATGGAAAAACAAAATGAACTTGAAAACAAATTCCAAAAATTTTCAAAAGAACCAGCAGGTTCAAAAATTTATAACCAAAAAACAATAAACGATGAGTTATCTCAAGTTGAGACGAAGTATGACGCTTTCAGAAGAATGAGAGAAACACTCACAAACAAAAACTAAACAAAAATTAAAATTTAAGTAAAATGAAACAAGGACTTAAAAAAATGAACTTCAGTTACGATTTAGCGGGACTGAGTTCCTATGTAGACCAACTTTCATCAGATATCATCTCGGAAGCGGTGCTTACTCCAATAAGTGTTAAGTATCTTAATGTAATTCCGGGCATCAAGGGCACACAAAATGTAAATCTTCTTTCTGAAGGTTTAACAGTACAAACAGGTACAAACTGTGGATTCTCTGGTGCAGGTACACAGTTGCTGCATTAAAAGTGAATCAATCTCTGTGCTTGGAAGAATTAAACACATTATGGCTTGGACAATATTTGAACAGCGGGTCATATAACGAACAAGCTCCATTTGAATCTGCTATCGTAGATTTACAAACTCGTCAGGTTAAGAGATTCAATGAAGAACAATTATGGCAATCTACTTCAGGTGGAACTTATGGGTTTTCAGGATTCCTTGAAATCTTCGCTAACGCGAATTCTTCAATCGGATTCAATAAATTAACAGGTCAGACAGCGTTGTGTTCTGTAACAGGTTCTTCTGCTACTGAAAAGGCGTACAATGTTCTCGCACAAGTTGACAACATTATCGACGCTTTAGATAAAAACATCTTCCAAAGAGATGATGTTGTAATTTATATGAGTTTGTCTCAATTTAAATGCTATCTCACTGCAATTCGCAATGTGAATAACTTCCACTTCACTGAACCTACTTTGGGTCAAGTTTATGAGGTATTCCATCCGCAAACTAACTTCAAAGTTGTTGGATGTCCAGGTATGGGTACATCTTCAAAAATCATCGCAGGTCCGATGCAGTATATGCTTTATGGCACCGACCTCATGAGCGACGAAGATTCTTACAGAGCGTGGTGGTCTCAAGATTTCCAAGAAGTCCGCATGGTTGTTAACTGGAAAATTGGCGTGAATGTAGCATTCCCACAATTCTTCGTAACAAACGGATTAGCATAACAATGATGAATGAGGGGGTATAACCCCTCATTTATTAAAAAAATAAACTCAATTAACAAATCTAAATAAAATGGCATGTAATCTTACAAGTGGAATTTTGTTGGGTTGTAGAGATAATGCGGGTGGTGTTGCGAATATGTGGATAACAGATTTTTCAAACATCACAAATATCACTCAATCAACAGGTGACACTATTACAAACATCAGCGGTTCAGGTACATTCTATGCGTTTGAATTAATAAGAACATCTTCACAGTTCACAGAAACTGTAAACGCTTCACTCGAAGCGGGCACTGTATTCTATCAAGATGAACTTGTTACTTACTTCGCAAAGATGACACAAGATAAAAGAAACATCTTGAAAGTATTAGCACAAAATCAAAAGTTGGCAGTGGTATTCAGTGACAACAACGGAACCTACTGGTTTATGGGGCAGAACTATGGCTCTTTCATCAGTGCGGGTTCTCAAGTTAGTGGTAAAGCATTGGGCGACGCTAACGGTTTAAATATGACTTTCCAAGCTTTGGAACAAAATCCGATAAATTCTTTATCAGGTTCTTTGTCTTCAATCGTTTCAGGTATCACTGTAGAATCAGTATAATATTCTTAAAATTAACATGGGGGGATTTTAATATCCCCCTGTGTTTAATTTCTACGCCATGTTGTTAATAAAAGCAGGTCAACTTAATACTCTCGTTGTTACTGTATCACAAAATACAGAGATATCAAATCCCGAGTGGTTATTCTCTTTTGTTCACATCTTCTCAAAACAAACGGTAAGATTTATTCTTCCAAATATTTCATCACATCAATCAAGATATGATGAATTTCAATTTGTTGAGGGTCAAGGTGTGGGAGAAATTCCTTTTCCATTCGAAGGACAATATCTGTATTCCGTGTATGCTCAACCTTATGGTAGTGGGAATTTAGACCCACAATACGCGTCAGAGAAAGTTGAATCAGGAGATGCTTTATTCATTGTTCAATCTTCTTCTACAACCAATGATTATTATGTCGAATATATCTCAAATAACGAGGATAATTCGAATTACATATTTGCACCTGATGAAATAAATCCTCCAACACCGACCTCTACAACAACTCCTACGAACACTCCAACTCCGACACAGACTCCAACGAATACTGCAACCCAAACAGGTACGCCGACACAAACACCTACTACAACAACTACATTGACTGCTACTCCTACGAACACTCCAACTCCGACACAGACTCAAACACCTACTACAACAACCACATTGACTGCTACTCCAACACAAACTCCAACACAAACACAGACTCAAACTACTACTCAAACTCCAAGTAATACTCCTACTCAAACTCCAAGTAATACTCCAACCAATACACCTACTCCTTCGATTACTTCGAGTCAAACTCCAACGAATACTGCAACTCAAACAGGTACACCTACACAGACACCTACTACAACAACCACATTGACTGCTACTCCAACACAAACTCCAAGTAATACTCCAACCAATACACCTACCCCTTCAATTACTTCGAGTCAAACTCCGACTGTAACACCGACTAATAGTGTAACTCCTACGAATACAGGAACTTCTTCCCCCACGCCAACTCCCACACAATTTTGTAAAAGATATAATGGAGCTGTAGGTGTTTATGGTAATGGTCAGATATGGACTTATACAACATGTAAAGGAAGTGCTGGTAGACTACAATTATCGAGTGCTGCAATTTGGAGTAATGTGACAATATATTCAAGCTCGGGAGCTCCAACAAAATCTTCAGGAACAGGGACGATGACTTGGACTGATGCTGGTTTTGCTAACCCTTGTAGTGGGTCCAATCAATATAGTTTAACAAGCAGTAGCTCAAGTAATTCTACTGTTAGTGTTACAGATTGTGGAGGAAATTCTTATAGTGTAACTGTTTCGAGTTCTATAAGTCAAAGAAATTGTTATACAAGTGTGAGCTGTGTAACCAATTGTGCGTCATTCAGTTCGACAAATGAGGGTTCTTGTTCAACTTAAAATTATGAGATTACCATTTACAACACAAGCCGAAGATAGATTAGGTAAGATTTATACTGATTACATTAAGAAATACTTACTAACATGGAATATGTAGCACCTTTAACAATTCATCAAAAAGATTCACTCGTTGGACAATTGGTTCAAGTAGATTGGTATTTTAATCCAATATTGAGTGGAGATACGGAGCCTTGGGTTATTTCACAACAAGAGGTTGATGCATCGATTTATCCTGAACATGAATGGGTGAAAGATTTAACACTTGTAGAATGGGATTTACCCGTTCCACCATCAGGGAGCACAATTAACTAAAATGTCACCAAAAAAGTATATTTATAAGTATGAGTGAAGAAAAAAATAAAGTTGATTTAAAGGTTTTTGAATTTGGTGGAATAGCACATGTTCCAATCATCGAAGAAAATCTTATAATCAATCAAAGGTCACCGTGGGTTTATTATGGTATTGCGAACCTCGCTCCCCAAGAATTAATTAGATTATACAATACTTCACCAACTCATAGAGCGTGTGTGACTTCTAAATGGTACGCCGCTCGTGGTGAAGATGTTACATTGAAACTCGGGGATAACTCGAGACTCGAAATGGTTAACTCAATGGGAGATAAGTTCTATGATTTATGGTCGAAGGTTATGTTGGATTTCATTCTTTATGGCGGATTTGCTCTGAATATTGTTTGGAGAAAAGATAGAGAAATGGGATTCGAGATGTATTATATGGACTTCTCGAAATTGAGAGCAGAGAAATCAGATATGCATGATAGAGTTAACAACTATTATTATTCATCTGATTGGATGTATCCAAAAAAACAACCATTCGTACCAAGAAAAATTGCTGCTTTCAACCCTGCGAATGAAGAACCAAGTCAGGTTTTTTATTACCGTAATCACGCAGTTGGTCAATCGTATTATCCAACCCCTTCATATTGGGGTGGAGCTACAGCAATCGCTACACAAATTGAAATTTTCAACTGGCATTTTAATAATATTGTCAATGGCCTTAGCCCAAATATCCTAATCTCCTTGAACACTGGAATTCCAGGTCCCGAAGAGAGAGAACAGATTTATAATCAGTTAAACGCGAAGTATGGTGGAAGCAATCAAGCGGGTAAACTCTTCCTTACATTTGCGGATTCAAAGGAACAAGCTCCTGAAGTAACGACAATCAATTCTAATAGTTCTGATAAGATGTGGATTGAACTAAATCAAATGGTTCAAGAAACGATTCTTACATCACACCAAATCAGCTCCCCTGAATTATTGGGTATTCAAGTTCCTGGTGCTCTCGGTAGTTCCGAGCATTTGGAAGCACAAGACCACTTCCAACATCTTGTTATTGACCCACTTCAAACTGAAGTAAAGGTTGTAATGGAAAAGATATTAGCTCTCCGTGATGGTGGAATACCAACTGAAATTGAAGTTAAACCATTTGAAATGGTATCACTTCCTGACACAAAACCAATTGAGACGGTTAATGTGAACAAGACTGAAGGTTTGGATATAAATAAAGATGAAACAATAGAACAGAAATGAGTCAAGCAATAATTCCACAGAATGTGCTCCTTGTGAGCGAGAACAAACTTAAAAATTTTACGGACATTGACCCAAATGTTACAAGTTCAGTTTTGTTACCGTTTATCGCTGTTAGACAACAAACATCTTTGGAATATATCATCGGTGGAAAATATTACAAACAACTTTTAACAGAAGTACAAAATTCTACACTAACAACTATCAATAATAATTTTTTGATTTATTT